CCGGCAACCTACTACGAGTGGCGAAAGATGGTCGAAGGCCATTCCCGCCAGGACTGGCTTGCCGCCCTCGCACCGTCCTTCTCCGGCAGCGCCAGCGGTGAAGCCGCCGATGTCACCCCCTGCCACCCGGAAGCCTGGAAAATCCTGAAATCCGACTTCCTGCGGCCGGAACGTCCATCCTTTAGCGCCTGCTACCGTCGTATGATGATGGTTGCCCGTGACCAGAACCTGTCACCGATCCCTTCGGAGCGTTCCTTGCGCCGCCGCCTCGACGCGGAAGTGCCGAAGGCCGCCCAGATCATCGCTCGCGAAGGCAAAGACAAGGCGAAACAGCTTTTCCCGGCACAAAAGCGCACCGTGGCCCACCTGCATGCCATGGAGATCGTCAACACCGACGGTCACCAACTCGATCTGTTTGTTCGGGTTCCGTGGTCTCAAACGCCGGTGCGCATCATTCTCATCGGCATTCAGGACATCTTTTCCCGCAAGGTGCTCTCTTGGACGCTGGCCGAAGCCGAGACGTGGGAGGCTGTCCGCACCTGCATCGGTTCGATGATCGAGAACCATGACGGGATGCTGCCCTATCACATCTATATGGACAACGGCCGTGCCTTTGCGGGCAAGATGATTTCCGGCGGCGCAAAGACGCGTCACCGATTCAAGGTCAATGAGGACGATGTTGCAGGCCTCCTGAAAACCCTCGATATCGAGCCGCATTTCGTCAAGCCGCGTTCCGGCCAGTCGAAGCCCATCGAACGCGCCTGGCGCGATCTGGCCGAGGAGATTTCGAAGCATCCGGCCATGTCAGGTTGCTACACCGGCAACAAGCCGGAGGCGAAACCCGAGAATTATGGCACCAGCGCCGTGCCGCTCGACAAGCTACAGCGCCATGTCGCGCAGTGCGTTGACGAGCATAATCACCGCCTGAAGCGCACCACGGAAACCGCCCACGGCCGCAGTTTCGCGGAGACGTTCGACGCCTCGATCGCGGAGCCGTCCACCATCATTCGTTATGCCAGCATGGCGCAGCGTTCGCTCTGGATGCTATCGGCAGTGGCCATCACCGCCCGCAAGCCGGACGGCGCAATCCATCTGCATGGAAACCGCTATTGGAACGCCGTGCTTAACGAGTGGATCGGCCGCAAGCTGACCGTCCGCTTCGATCCGGCCGACCTTCACAAGGCCGTCAAGGTCTACGATCCGGAAGGCCGTTTCCTTTGTGATGCCGATTGCCTTGCCATGACCGGCTTTGCCGATACTGGTGCCGCCCGTCGTCAGGAGAAGGCGCGCAAGACGCACGTCAAGAACCTTCAGGCCGTGGCGAAGAGCAACGCAGCACTGACGCCGATGCAGCTTGGCGAGATCATGGAAAAAGGTCGCAAGGCCGAGGCCGACAAGCGCCCGCAAACGCCGGTTCGTCCGGTCGTAACGCGCCTTGTCACCGGCAATCTGGCTCACGCGCCCGTCGAGGCGGTGGACATCAACGAATTCGAAGATCGCTTCGCGCGAGGACTTGCCCGACTGGCGGGCGGGGAGAGCGCGATCATCCAGTTCCCCACGGGGAATAACGAGGCAGGCGGCAAGCCTGCCCGCAAAAGAAGAGCCGAAAAGTACTGAGTACGGTTCCAGTCCAACAGGGCGAAAAAAAATGAGCGACCCGAAGGCCGCCCCGCAATTGAACAAAGGAACCTTAGCATGAAAAAGACGACCAACACAAACAGCGTGTGGGACCAGTCTCAACCGACAATCGAGTTTATCGCGAAGCACCCTGCTCCTGATGTAGACGAGTGGCGCAAGCTGACATCGCGCATGGTTGACGCTGCGACAGAATTTGGCTGGACGAAAGCCGAAGTGTCCCGCCGCACCGACGTACCTGACGGCACGTTGTCGCCGTGGTTTGGCGGCAAATATCTCGGCGTCCTGTCGAACATCAACCAGAAGGTTGCCAACTGGCTCGATGCGCTCGACGCGAGCCAGAACATGGCGGCCACGATGCCGGTGTCGCCCCCATTCCAGCGCACGGCGGTGGGGATGGACGTTTACAACGCCTTGCTGTTTGCCCAGGTGACATCGGGTTTCATCCGCGTCACGCTGCCCGCAGGCTCCGGTAAAACCACCGCTGCAAAGCACTTCCTGAACACGCGGCCGCACGTCTTCATGGCGACACTTAGCCCGAGCACCAAAACCGTTCACGGCATGCTCGTTGAACTTTGCGCGGCACTGGAAGTGCATGAGCATAACCCCGCGCGGTTCGTCCGCTCGATCGGCGCCAAGCTGAAACGTGTCGGTGAAGGCTCGCTGTTGATCATCGACGAGGCGCAGAACGCCGTACCGGAAGCCATCAACCAGTTGCGCCACTTCGTCGATAACGACCAGTGCGGTGTTGCCCTGCTCGGCAATGAGGATACCGCCACGGCCTTCATAAAGGACGTCGGGCGTTCAGTCGCAAGCCGCGCGCAGGTGCTTTCCCGGTTTGACCGACAGGTCAGGACGGCGCGCAACCCGGCTGCGGACGCTGCAATCCTCATCAAGGCGTGGGGCGTTGAGGACGGCACCGATTGCGCCACCTTCCTGAAAGGCATTGCCAGCAAGCCCGGCGCGCTGCGCCAGATCGATCGCACCATGAAAGCCGCCTCCATGCTTGCCATCGGAGATGGCGAGGAAGGTGTGCGTCTGGAGCATCTTCAGGCCGCCTGGAAGAACCGCGACATGGGAGACAGCCTATGACATCGGCGGCTCCCTCCCTGAAAACTCATCTGGAGTATCTCGCCAGCATCTTCGCGGAAGCCAGAAAGATGAAGGCGGACGAAAAGCTGGAGCTGGATGCACAGTCCGCCCAAACCGTCCTGAAAACCCTTCGCGCCCTGTCACAGCAGGCCGGCCACCTTGAGCTGGAGCTTTCCATTCTTCGCGACAGCGAGGCCGGGAAGCTGCTCGCCAAGACGGCGGAGCAGCTCGCGACAGGCGAACTTACAGGCCTTCTGAAAAAGGCCGAAGGCAACATCATCCGCCCGAACTTTGGAGGAAAGAAGAATGACGGCGAAGCCTGAATGCGTTTCCGATCTCTTGCGTGAGCTTTATCGAGGCCTCAATGCGGAGCTGGCCGAGAAGGGCCACATTCATCTCGACCGCGCCATGTCGTCGAGGCTGGTGATGAGCGTTGGCAAGATTGCCGATCATGCTCGCAATCTCGAAAACGCCTGGTCGTGCGCGGAGTGGAACCGCCGCGCCTTCGAGGATCGCCTGAAGCTGATTTCCAGCATGAACGCGATCACGGCCGAGGTTCTTCAGCTGATGCGGCCCGACACCGAGGACGGCGGCAACGTCGTCCAGTTCCGCCCCAAACCCTCCAATGCCCCTGCACCTTCCGCGCCGTCTGGTGGCGACGCGGCCTGATCCCCTTTCACATTAAATTATGAGGTTAAACCCATGGAAGCTGTAATTCTGGAAGAAAAGGCCGCAGCCGGCATCACCATCGTGAACGGCAAGCAATATGTCACCAACGCAGACGGCGGCCTGACGCCGCTCGCCCTGGTGAAGGCCGCAGACTTTCTTGAGGACCAGATGGTCCGCAAGATTATCGCGTTCGCCAAGCCGCTTTCCGCCGAGCTGGCCCGGTTTAAGAAGCACACCCGCGCCGATATTGCCGAGTTCGATCGCAATCTTGAAGCCCAGTATAGCCTCGTCAAACGTGGCCGCGCCGGAGCCGGTAACCAGAAATACCGCACCATCGACGGGCTGATGTCCGTCGAGACCCGCGTGAACAAGTTGATCGAGTTCGGGCCGCAGCTACAGGTCGCGAAAGGTCTGATCGACGAATGCCTGAACGAATGGACGGAAGACGGGCGCGCTGAAATCCGTGGCCTCGTCACTCGTGCCTTCAATGTCGATCAGGCTGGCAAGATCAGCAAGGACGCCGTGTTCGAACTGTTCAAGATCGAAAGCGATGATCCGCGCTGGATCAATGCGATGGAAGCGATCAACGCGGCCGTGCGGGTAATCGGCTCAAAAGAGTACCTGCATTTCAGCTTCCGGGAATCGCACGATGCGGAGTGGATCCGCATTTCTCTCAACATTGCTGACGCGTGAGGGCGATTCAATGAATTGCATACTGTTTCCTCATCGATTCAAGGCCGTTACAGTAATCCGCCAACTCTCCAATTGCCAAATCTCGTGCTTTCAAAAGCGGCCCCAATCGCGAAAGAGCGCTATTCGTCAGCTGGTGGTTTCTCAAGAGTTGCAACGTATCGAGCTGCTCAAGTTCTTTCACAGCTTCGAAGCTCCTGTGAGCAAGTTCCTGCAACTCAATGAAGCGGGTGACAACACGAGCGTAGGTGTGCGTCATCCTGCCGTCGAGCAGATCAAGCGTACTTTGCGTAGTGCTATTGTTCAGGATAGCCCTCACATTTTCTACGTCGTTGTAAAGATCGTGGAGAGCAAAGACCGCAGCTCTCTTTTCGAAGCGAACAAGGTCAGAGAGCATACCGACTTGCCAAGCGGACAGGGATTCTCGCTTTGCCTTCAATTCGTTCAGCGACGGATACAGAAGACGCTCGACGCGGAGCCGATCAGCTCGCAACTGAAGCGACACAAGTTCTCGATGACGAAACTCGCTTCTCTCGTCGGTGATGCGCATCTGGCGAACGGTCAGCCACGCCGCAACAACCGCCGCGCCGCCACCTATGAGAGTTTGAAAATCATATATGAAGTTTCGCCAGCCGTCGCCGTCCTGACCAGCGATGCCGCGAGGCAGACCGAAAACCACCGGCAGAATGATTGCCGCTCCAACTGTAATGAAAATCAAGGCGAACAAACGTCGCTTGTGAAGTTCAGACACCGCTTCCCCCTGAGACCTGCGACCCGGCAAAACAGGTCGCACTTTTTCCAGTCTATGGAAAGCAACCCGGTGAGGTTTGCAGGGTGAGCTACGACTATATCCGCAACTATTATGGCATCGAGATCACCGTGAACCGGCTCGTCCGGCACACGGTGACCGCCCGATACGGCAAGATCAAGCCGGAAGGCCGATCGCATCAGCACTACGTCAAAGTGCATTTTCACGGTGATGACCATTACAGCAACTGCCATCCCCGCGAGTTGGAGTTTGTCGCCCATGACGAGTAAGCGCCAAATCCCTGCGGCCTTCACCAAAGGCCATGTGCTTTGCTCTCCTACCGGAAAGCTTCAGCCGAAAACATGGGGCGAGACCGCCGCCAAGGCAATCGCATCCAAGTACCGCAAACGCGAGACATGGGAAAAGGCACAATCGCGCGGCTGGTCCGTCCAGTTGGTCTACGTGCGCTTTTTCGTTCCGGTCTTCAAAGCCACCTTTACCACCAAGGAAATCAGCGAGGCCTATGATGCCGAGGACATTTGAATCTGATCAGTTTCTGACGGCGCTGATCGATGCATTTCTAAAGGACGGCCATTTCGTTCACGCCAAAGGCGGCAAGATGTACGTCCTGGTCGTGACCGAGGAAGGCGGCGAAGACAAGTCTTCCGAATTCTGCCTTACCGACATTGCAGCCCACGCGGCGCAGAGGATGTCGAAATGAGCAAGACCATCGCCGCCATCAAGATCGAGCAGAAAAAACTCGGCCTGGACGATGACACCTATCGCGCCAAGCTGCACATTCTGACCGGCAAAACTTCCATCAAGGACATGACGGAAGTCGAGCGTCAGAAGGTCCTTGTCAACTTTCGCGGCACTGTGACGCGACCCGCCCCGGTTCGCCAGGACGGCCGCGACGGCAAGCGCAAGCTTTCCGGCAAGTACCTGCCGAAGATGCGGGCGCTCTGGATCGCCTGCTACAATCTCGGCGTTATCGACGATCGCCGTGACAGTGCCTTGGAAGCCTTCGCCATGGGCAGGCAGCTGCCTGATATTTCCGACATGCGTTTTGTCCATACAGCGAGCGACGGCGCCAGCGTCGTTGAGGCGCTGAAGGGCATGCTTGCGCGCGTCGGCGTCGCCTGGGCTGATCGGATGCCTTGTGAGCCTTACGAGAAAAGCCCCGGTTACAAGATCGCCCGCGCACAGTGGGCGATCCTGCATCCGGCCGAGCCGAACGCTTTCTGGCAGGCCGTCACCCACGTCGTCACCGAAAGCATCAGCTACCGGAATTTGAGCGATGCCGAGTGGATCACGGTGATGAACCATTTCGGGCCGCAGGTTCGCCGGCTGAAGAAGGCTCAAAAGTGATGACCGGGAACATCGCTCCCCAGAATGGCATGCCGCTCTTTGGCTGGCCGGACCAGCGGGAGATCGATGTTCTTCAAAACCGGCGTGACCAGCTGGCGGAAAGGATCGCCAAGCTGCCGCGCTTTTCACACCGACGTATCGAGCTGGAAGCACGCCTGCGGGCGCTGACCGAAGAGCAGCTCATCATTTCGAACAGGATTACCCGTGGCCGATGATCTCACCCTTGATCTGCTATCGACGCTTGGCGAAGACGGCTTCTTCTCCCTGGTCGAAGCACATGCCGGCGTCAGGCTCTATGTCCCTGCCGATCCCGAGCGAAGTGAACTTCCTTCGACGATCGGCGTTGATGCTGCATACCGTCTAGCCAAAGCCTATCCGGGCGGATATATAAGAGTGCCTCTGGCACGCGAGTTTCGCGCCCGTCGTTATGTCGATGCCGAAATGAGCAACCGCGATATTGCCAAACGTCTCGGTTTGACGGAAAGCGGTGTTGAAAGACTTTTGAAGCGCGCCCGAAAACGGGAGCCGCTTAAGTCCAGGCGAAAGACAGACCCCCGCCAGATTGAAATGTTCTAAAGGCCCGCCCGCCACGGCGGGCCTGATTTGTTTCAGGCCCAAACTCTAATTTGCCCCCATATCGGCCCGCGCGATCTCCGCCAGTTGCCACCATGACGGGGCTTTCCTTTGACCACCCAGACTTTTGATGAATGGCTGATCGACCGCCTGCGTGTCGCCGGCGCTTATGGCGGCATTGCGGACGGCGTTCATGGTCGCGAGGTTATCGCAGCGCTCCTGCGTTTCCAGCATGCGTCAGGACTAAACGAGACCGGCCGCGCCGATACTGCGACCGTCAACCTCCTTCGTGGCGTAAAGAGCAAAAACCCGAGCAGCACGCTTGTCGTTCACGACAAGGTCGTGGTTCCCGCTGAGCCGGTCTGGATGCGCGAGGCCCGCCGCTTCATGGGCCTGAAGGAAATCGCCGGCTCAAAATCCAATCCAACCATCATGGGCTGGGCCAAGAAGCTCGGCGGCTGGGTCGCAAGCTTTTTCACCGATGACGATATTCCCTGGTGCGGTCTGTTCATCGGCAATCTTATCGCCACCACTCTGCCCAAAGAGGCGCTTCCTGCAAATCCTCTTGGCGCTTTGAACTGGAAGAAGTTCGGCGTCGAAAGCCGGATTGCGCGCGGCGCGATCCTCGTCTTCGAACGCAAGGGCGGCGGCCATGTCGGGATTTATGTCGGCGAGGACCGGACGCACTACCACGTCCTGGGCGGCAACCAGAACAATTCGGTTTCGATCACCCGTATCGAAAAAGGCCGCCTCGTCACTGGCGGTATCCGCTGGCCAAAGACGGCCGACGCGCCGATCGGCGGCAAGGTCGAGCTTTCCAGCGCCGGCGCGCCGGTCTCGAAAAGCGAGGCCTGACGGAAATGCCCCTCCAACCTCCCGTCATCAAAAGGACCATGATGTTCAAGTCTGTCTTTGTCGCGGTCGCTGCAACGCTTGCGTTGTCGGCCTGCCAGTCCACCGGATCGATCGATAGTGCGATCCAGAAAAATTTGCCGCAGGTCTGCTCGGCCGCTGCGACTGCGCATAGCGCTTTCGTCGTTGTCGCCAGCACCGGCAACATCAAGTCATCCATCGTGACCAAGGAACAAGCCGCATGGAACGCGGCATACGTGGTCTGCCGTGACCCGTCTTCCGTTACCGCTGCGAACGCCCTGGTGAAGGCCGCCGAGGCCTATGCCGCCATTACGCTCGCACTGCGCGAAGCTAAGAAGGTTGAGGACTGACCATGACCAGGCTGTTTTATTATCTTGCCGGCCTCGTGGCGTTCGTCTGCATCAGCTGGTTCAACCTGACACCGGCCTTCGCCCAGGAGGCTGGCGCTGTCATCGCGCCATCTTCCTTCTGGTATGACATTTGGACGATCGTGCAGCCGGTTGTCGTTCTGCTCTTTTCGACCGTGGGGCCGGTGCTTGTCGCCTGGATCAGTGCCCGCGTCATTTCGCTCCTGAAGATCACGGACGAAAAGCAGCGCATCGATATCGAAAGCAAGCTGCGCGATGCCCTGCATCAGTCGGCTGCGAACGCCGTTCGGTTTGCCCTGGCGAAGGCCGGCGTGATCCACATCGGCGGGCATGTCAGTGACACAATCATCGCAGACGCGGCAAAATACGTCATCGAGAAGAACCCGGACGCGATCGCGAAGCTCGGCGTCAACGCCAAGGCTTTGAACGAAATCATCATGTCGAAGCTACCGGATATGATCCAAGGTGTCAGCGTCCGCCAGTCGGTGGAGACCCTTAGATGAACTTTGGTGGAAACGCCGCGCTCGATCTGGCCGAGAAGCGCACCGAAGAAGAACGTGAGGCAGCGATCGCCGCTGCCTCACGGGCATTGCGCACGCCGGGAACGATGGAATGTGAAGACTGCGGAAACAACATCGCCCGAGAGCGTCGCATCGCATTGCCCTCCGCCACCCGCTGCATCGTCTGTCAGACGAAGTTCGAGAAGGCCCGCCGATGACCCCGACCGAAATCATTCCCTGGCTGACACTGGTTCTTTCCAGTGTGGCTCTCCTTGGCCACCTCAAAGGGTTTTTCTCCAGTGGCGAAAAGAAGCTTGAGGCTGACATCAAGAGTGGTCGCGATGAGATCGCGCTGTTGGGCAAAGACATCGAAGCGCATGAAACCAAGCTGATAAGCCACGATCGCCGCATCCAAGCGATCGAAGGGGAAATGCGCCACCTGCCCGATCGGGAAAGCCAGCACCGTCTGGAACTTGCCCTGGAAAAGGTGAATGGCCGCCTCGACACGCTGAACGAAACCCTCAAGCCCATCAAAGCCACGAACGAAAGAATGAACCAGCTACTGGTGGAAACGGCAGGCAAACAATGAGCATCGGCATCGACTACATGAAAATCATGCGCGAAGAAGCGCGGCTCATCATCTTGAGGGCTTTGGCGGAACAGGTGAATGAGAGCCTGAGCAGCTCCATGCTTGAACCGGTTCTTGCCAATTTTGGAATCAACCAGGAACGGCCGTGGGTGCATCAGCAGATCGAGTATCTGGAGACCATGGGCGCTGTTGTCGTCGTCAGCGCTGGCAGCATCAAGATTGCTTCCTTGACCGATCTCGGCCGTCGCCATGTCGATCGCCAGTCCGCCATCGAGGGCGTGAAGCGTCCGTCGCGCGTGGGTGCCTGACATGGCAAAAGCACGCGGCCGACTTTCAGCAATCGATCTTCTGCCCGAGGAATGCAGCGACGCGATTTCCTGGGCATCGCAGGAACTTGCCGACCGTGATCGCAGCCAGCTCGACATATATGCCGAGTGGAAAACCAAGCTGATCGCGCTCCAGGGCGAGATCGGTCTTGATTTCGACATCCCTTCATTTTCTGCTTTCAACCGCTTTGCGATCCGCCTGTCGCAGATGACGCGCCGGCTTGAGCAGACGCGCGAAATCGCCGCCACCATTTCCGAGCGCATGGACGCGGCCGGTTCCGACGATCTGACCCTGATCGCGGCCGAGGCTATCAAGACGCTAATTTTCGAGCTGCTGCAATCAGCAGGTGATGCGGGCATTTCCCCGAAGGGAGCCATGGAGCTGGCGAACGCGCTGCGCGCTGCTTCAGCTGCCCAGGTAACATCGTCCAACCGCCGCCTGAAGCTAGAAGCCGAAGAGAAGGCCCGCCGCATCGAGGCCGACATGAATGCCAAGGCGGAAAAGGCCCTGGACGTGCTGTCCAACGAACCCGGTATTTCGAAAGAGGCTATTGCCCGCGCCCGTCGCGAGTTCCTCGGCGTGCGGCCGAAGGCGAAATCCGTTCCTGAATTCTCCCCGGACGCCGAAAAGAAGAGTGACGAAGAATGACCGTCACACCGAAGAACGACTGCACCAGGTGCGATGGCACAGGCCGCGCCATCAGGCGGATAAACCGCCGGCGCGATGGCACGATTTCGAGCGTCGTCTATGACCTCAAGAAAGACTGCCGGTCCTGCGAAGGGACCGGTCTAGCATGTTTGGAGGTACAGCGTGGCTGAAGCCTTGCCCGGTTTGCCGCAAGGCAAATGGACAGACCCGCCAGTGCTTCCAGTCGATCCGGCCAAGTTGCCGGACGAATTGCCTCGTGGTGCCGATATTCCGGCTGATCTCGACCCGTTGGCTGAAGGCGTCCTTATGGAGCACCAGGCCGAGTGGATCGCGGACGATAGTCTGCTGAAGGGCTGCGCCAAGGGTCGCCGAACAGGTATCACTTTTGCCGAGGCGCTGGATGCAACGCTGATCGCCGCCGCCCAGCGATCGGCAGGCGGCCAGAACTATTTCTATATTCCGGACACCAAGCCGAAGGGCCGCGAGTTCATCGGCTATGCCGCGCATTTCGCAAAGACCGTCGCCAAGGAACTGTTGACGATCGAGGACGGCATTTTCTTCGATCAGCGTGACGACGGCACCACGAATGCGATCTCCAGCTACATCATTCGCTTCAAGTCCGGCTTCCGCATAGAAGCGCTGTCATCCCGGCCGGAAAACATTCGCGGCCTTCAGGGCACGGTCTGCATCGACGAAGCGGCTTTCCACCGTGACGTTCGAGCGGTCATTGATTCCGTCGCCGCACTTCTGATCTGGGGCGGCAAGGTCCGTGTCATTTCCTCACACAACGGCGTCAGCAACCCATTCAACGAATTGATCAAGGAAGCCGAGGCGGGAAAGAACGGCTTTAACTTCCACACCTTCACCTTCGGCGATGCTGTCAAGAACGGCCTGTTCAAACGCGTCTGCCTGATCAAGGGCGAGGAATGGTCGCAGGAAAAGGAAGACGCCTGGGAAGCGAAAATCCGTTCGGCCTATGGCACGCGCACCTCCAAGATGAAACAGGAGCTTGACGCGATCCCGGCAGAATCGGAAGGGGCCGCGTTGACGCGCGTCCTGATCGAGCGCTGCATGAGCGCCGATCTGCCGGCCGTCGTGCGATGGGACCGGCCAGACGAGTTCAAGAACCTCGACGACTTCGAGCGCGCCGAGCAGGCTGACGAGTTCTGTGAAGGCCTCTTGAAGCCACTTTTAGACCGGCTCGACAAGGACCGCGAACATAGTTTTGGCGAAGACTTTGCCCGCTCTGGCGACAAGACGGCAATCGTGGTTTTCGAGATCGGTGCCGATCTCATCCGCCGCGCCCGCCTGATCGTCGAGCTGAAGAACATTCCGTTCGACCAGCAGCGGGATATCCTCTTCTGCATTGGTGATGCCTTGCCGCGTCTGATCGGTGGCGCGCTCGATGCGCGAGGCAATGGTCAGTACCTTGCCGAAAAGGCCCGCCAGCGCTGGGGCGAGTGCATCCACGAGGTGATGACATCTGCGAAGTGGTACGCCGCCAACATGCCCGGCTACATTGAGGCATTTGGCGACAAGAGCCTCTTGCTGCCAAAGGATGCAGATGTTCTCGCCGATCACCAGGCACTCGCCTATGTCAACGGCATCATCAAGGTTCCGGACGAACATTCAACCAAGGGCGCAGACGGTTACGATCGCCACGGCGATACCGCGCCCGCCGGCGCGCTGGCGTGGTTTGCCTCCAACCAGGAGGCAATCGCCTACGAGTACGAGACCAACCGCAAGCCCAACAATCCGATGCAGGGCCACAACGGTGGCCCGCCGATGCATGACGATGACCGCCGTGGCGGGACCATCAATGTCTACCTGAGAGGATCGCTCTGATGGCGAAAAAGAAGAAGCAGAAGATTTCTCGTCACCTCGCCAGCTCCATGAAGGATCAGGACGGCAAGGTCGTTAGTGCGGCCGAGTTGGAGGAAGAGGTCGCCGGCGCGCATGTAGGCGGTGTCCGTCAGTGGATTTCCGGGCATCCGGCCGATGGCATGACGCCGATCAAGCTTGCCTCAATTCTGCGCGCTGCTGACCAGGGCGAAGTGGAAGCCTATTTTGAACTGGCGGAAGACATCGAGGAGCGCGATAGCCATTATCTCGCGCAGCTCGCCACGCGCCGCCGATCGGTTTCGCAGTTGCCAATCACCGTTAACCCCGCGTCGGATAGTCCAGAGCACCAGAAGCATGCCGAATTCTTGCGCGAGTGGATCAAGACAGGCGTGTTGCGCTCCGGCCTCTTCGACATGCTCGATGCGATCGGCAAGGGCATTTCCGTCATGGAGGTGGATTGGCATCACAAGAACGGCAAGGTGCTCCCACGCGCTTTGGTCTGGCGGACCCAGCGCTGGTTCACGTTCGACCGCACAGATGGCGAAACCTTGCTGCTGCGCGAGGGCGTTGCCGGTGAGCCGCTCATTCCGCACAAGTTCGTTGTCCATCGTTCGAAGGCAAAGTCCGGCCTGACGATCCGGTCGGGCATTGCCCGCGTTGCCGTCTGGCTTTGGATGTTCAAGAGCTTCACGGTCAAGGATTGGGCGATCTTCCTTCAGAATTACGGCCAGCCGATCCGCATCGGCAAATACGGCCGTGGCGCGACCGAACCGGAAAAGGATGTGTTGTGGCGAGCCGTATCGGGCATCGCTGGTGACTGCGCCGCGATCATACCGCGCGAGATGCTGATCGAGTTCCACGAGGTTGGTTCCAAGAGCAGCTCGACGGACATGTATGAGAGCCGGGCCGACTGGCACAATCGCGAGATTTCCAAGCTGATCCTTGGCCAGACCACAACGACGGACGCTGTTTCCGGCGGCCATGCCGTTGCCAAGGAACATCGCCTTGTCCAGGAAGATATCGAGCGTTCCGATGCGCTCGACGCTTCCGACACGCTCAATGCGCAGCTCGCCCCCAATATCATCGCCTTCAACTTCGGCCCCCAGGACGAATACCCGACCATCCATGTCGGTCGCCCGGACGAAGTCCCACTGAAGGAATTTTCGGAAGCTTTCGACAAGCTCGCCAAGCATGGCCTGACGGCCGAGGCCAGCTTTCTCCGTGACCGCCTCGGCATTCCGACACCTGCGGCCGGGGCCGATTTGGTCGGCGGACGTGAGACGGTCGTTCCGCCCGAGGACAAGCCAAAACCGCTGACCGCGAAGCAAAGCCTCGATCGACTGTTCGCCTCGGCGCATTCCCGCGAGGAACCGGACCTGCTCGAAAAGCTGACCGACCGGCTGGAGAAGGACGCGGCCGCCGCCATGGACGGCATGATTGATGAAGTCCGCGATATCCTGTTTTCGGCCACGGACCTTCGGGAGGCGGCGCACAAACTCGCGGATCTCAAATTGTCGGCCGAGGATCTCGCGGAAGCCATGGCGCGCGGCATGACGATGGCGCACCTGATCGGGCAGGCCGCGCTCATTGATGACCTCAAGAGGCAGTCATGAGAGGAGGCCCGCTGGCGCGCTTCAGGGGGCTTTTTGCGGCATCCGTAGCTTCAGGCCCGAAAAACGCTTCCACGGCCTTTAAACCGCCTTCAATTTTTAAGCCTTTGGTCGTTGCTATGATGGCGACGACAGTGGGCGCGATCAATCTGCCGTTTGATGAGGCGATCGACTTTCTTCGCCAGAAAACTGCCATCCCCACGACAAGCCATCGCGATGTTTGGGACGCCGCGCATTCGAAGATGTTCATGGTGGCCGGCGCAAACAAAAAGGCGCTGGTCGAAGACTTCCAGGCGGCCATCGTCAAGGCCGCCGAACAGGGCCTGACGCTTGAAGATTTCCGCGCCGACTTCGATGCGATCGTCGCGCGCCACGGCTGGCAGTATAATGGTTCACGCGGCTGGCGCTCCCGCATCATCTTCGAAACCAATCTCAGCACCGCCTACGCGGCCGGCCGTTACGCCCAGATGTCAGCCCCGGAGACGCTCGAAGCGTTTCCGTACTGGATGTACAATCATTCCGGGGCATTGCATCCGCGTCTGGAGCACAAGGCCTGGAACGGTAAATGCTACGAGGCCACCGATCCGGTCTGGGCGAAAATGTACCCGCCGAACGGCTACCGGTGCGGTTGCTTCGTGACGCCGGTGTCTCGTCCTGGTCTTCGACGCCTCGGCAAGTCGGGACCGGATACGCCCCCGAACCTTGACCAGCTCGGAACGGATCAGCCACGGGGTATCGATCCGTCCTTCGCCTACAATCCGGGTGCTGCCTGGCTATCGCAAACAGCACCTGGTCCGAAGGCGGTCAGTGCCGACCAGGCACAAGTTGCCGCCTTCGTTCAATCGGCTCTAAAGGGAAAGTGGCCGGACGGCAGCTGGACGCCAGTCGCGACGACAAACAAGACGGTAAGCGCTGCCCTCGATGTCGCGGCGGGCACGGAAATCCGCCTGTCGGCAGACACAATCCGAAGCCACATGCATCACGACACGATCACGCCGGACGGCTACGGCGTTTTACCAGGGCAACTCGTCAAGGGCGGAAAGTTGCTGCGCGACAGGAACGGGCGTCCCGCGTTCGTCGGGGAATATGAAGGCAAACTGTATCACGCCGCCGTCAAGGTCGTGAAGAAGGACAACCGTCAGGAAGTGTGGCTGACATCGCTGCGGCGTACCGAGCGGCGCAACATCCTGCGGAATTTCGGGGTGGAATGGAAATGACACGCCGGGGGGCCGGAAATCGCCTGGTCCCAATCCGCCTGAAGGCGGCGCTTCCTGCTCGGCGCGTCAGATATGAACATAAGGCCGTTTGGGCCGAAAGGCAAATATGAGCGGCGCTTCTATCTCGATCACGGCACAGGTTCTCGATTCGGAAGTCCGGCGCGGCTTCCGCCAGCTCGAAGGCCTGATGACGAACACGACGCCCGTCATGCGCGCGATCGGCGTCGGCCTTGTCGGTTCGACGCATATGCGCTTCGTCACGCAAACCGATCCGGAAGGCCAAGCGTGGAAAACCCTGAATGAGGGATATGCCGAGGACAAGCGCAATTCCCGCATCCTGACGGAAAGTGGTCGGCTTCGAAACAGCATCAACGCCAAGGCTGGTAATGACGAGGTGCAGGTGGGCACCGATGTGATTTACGCGGCCGCTCACCAGTTCGGCGCGACGATCGTACCGGTTCGGGCAACGCATCTCTGGTTCCGGATCGGCGGGAACCTTATCAAAGCCGACAGTGTTACCTTGCCCGCACGCCCCTTCCTCGGTATATCGTCGGATGACGAAGCGATGATCGCCGAGACCGTCTTCGGTTTCGTGCAACGCTATTCCTCCCGCTGAAATTCTCTCTTCTTCAGGCCCGCCCGCAGGCGCAGGCATGAATTGAATTTTGCCCGCATGGCATATCCGGACCATGCGAAACCTGATCTCGACCACTGTTGTTGCACTTCATTCGGCCTCGGCTGTGCCGGTCTCGACTCATGTCGTTGCCTTGCAATCGTCCGCCACAGTGCCGGAATGGCTGCATGTCCTTCCGACCGGGCGTTTTTCCGGCGTCGATGGTCGCGGCCCTTACGTGCTCGACAACGCAGACGCCCTGATCTCGGCTTTCAATGCCGAGGGCAAGAAGCTGCCGGTCGATGAAAACCATTCGACTGACCTTGCGGCAAAGCAGGGTTTTTCCGCGCCCGCCCGTGGCTGGCTCACAGCACTTGAGCGCCGCGACGATGGCGTCTGGGCGAAAGTCGAGTGGACGCCCGTCGGCCTCGCGATGATGCAGGGCAAGGACTACGGCTACATTTCCCCGGTTTTCACCCATAGCGCCAAGGCCCCCTTTGCGGTTCACAAGCTGCTGCGCGTGGCGCTGACCAACGATCCCAACCTCAACCTGAAATCGCTTCACTCTCAAAATTTGGAGACCACCATGGATTTGGAAGCTCTCCGGAAGGCGCTTGGCCTGCCGGAAACCGCAGACGAGGCCGCGATCCTTGCGGCGCTGACTGCGGCTCACTCTGCCCAGACCGCGCATGCGGCCCTGATGTCGAAACTGGCGGAAGTCGCCGGCGTCGAAGTCTCAGTTGGTCCTGACGCCCTGGTCACCGCCCTTCAGGCGAAGACGACGCCCGCCACCGACGTCGAGCGCGAAAACGCTAGCCTGAAGAATGAAGTCAGGGCGCTGAATGCGAAGGTCGAAACGCTCGTCACCGACACGGCGAAGGACAAGGCCGTCACCGTCATCGACGCCGCGATCGCAAAGCTTCAGGTCGTTCCTTCCCTGCGCGAGCACATGATTGCCCGCCACATGAAGAACCCCACCGAGGTTGAGGCGGAGCTGAAGGTCATGCCGTCGCTCAACGCTGGCGGCCTCGGTAGTCGTCAACCGCCCAAGGAAGGCGAGACCGCAACCAGCGAAGAGCTTTCCGTCGCCGCCATGATGGGCGTCGATCCGGAAGCCTTCAAGAAAGAGCACAAGTCGCTCTTCGGAAAGGACATGTGACATGACGGCTACGGCTGACATTCGCCCTAAAACCCGCTCTGGCAATGCTTACGGTTATTCCGTTCTTGCTGGCGTCCGCATCTTTGGTGGCACGATGTGCGGCGTGACGGCTGCTCTTGCCGCCGTGCCGGCTGGCCACGCGTCTTGCGTCGCCCTGATCGGGTTCGCCGAGGAAGCTGTCGATAACCGCGATGGCGCGACCGGTGATCGCCTGATCAACCTGAAAAAGGAAATCCGGAACATTCCGCTGGCCGGTGCAACCCCGGCCGATATCGGCAAGACGGTCTACGCCTCGGCCGACGACACTTACACGCTCGTCGCCGGCGCTTTGCTGCCGGCCGGAAAAATAGATGCCATTGACGCTGACGGCGTCTGGCTGAAGCCCCTCTAAGGAACCACGATGGATATTAACGTCGCCAATTTGCGGGGCATCTACACCTCGCTTTCCACCATCTTCAACCAGTCGATGGCAACGGTTACGCCGTTTTATCAGAAGATCGCGATGACGGTGACATCCACCACCTTCGCCAACCAGTATCCGCGCCTGGACGATCTGCCCGGTTTCCGCGAATGGATCGGTGACCGCGTCGCCCATGACGTCGGCGCTACGCTCTATCAGATCGCAAACCGCGATTTTGAAAAGACACTCAAGATCAAGCGCAAGCAGATCGAGGACGATCAGGTCGGCATCTTTACGCCGGTCGCGGCACAGTTCGGCCAGGACGGCGGCGCGTTCCCTGACAGCCTTGTGTGGCCGCTGTTCAAGAAGGGCGAAACCACGCTCTGCTATGACGGCCAGTATTATTTCGATGGCGACCATCCCGGCTATAACGAGCAGGGCAATGTGATCTCGGTTTCGAACTTCACCGATGGCGCCAGCCCCGCCTGGTATCTGATCGACGATACGCAAATTCTGAAGCCCATGGTCTGGCAGAGCCGCAAGCCGATCAAGCTGACGCAGATGTTCGACGAAAAAGACCCGAACGTCTTCTGGAAGGCCGAATATGTCTGGGGTGCCGACACGCGCGGCAATGCCGGTTTCGGTCTCTGGCAGCTTGCCTACAAGTCGAAAGCGACACTGAACGTTGCAAACTACACGGCGGCTCGCACGTCGATGCAGACCATTCGCCAGCGTGACGGCCAGATCAAGGCCATCCGTCCGACCGTTCTGCTGGTTCCGCCGACCCTCGAAGCGCAGGCCCGTCAGGTTGTCGAAGCCGCATTGATCAACGGCGGTGAAACCAACGTCTGGGCGAAGACGGCCCGCGTCGAAGTCATCCCGCACCTCGCGTAACCGGCCAGGCGTTCCACATCGCCTGACCGCTCCGCCAGCAATCATCCTCCCGATTGCTGGCGGGTTTCCGGAAAACGGCCATGCAGCCGCTTTCCCGAACCCCGAAGCCCAAGGAACCACACATGTCGAAAATCCAGATCATTTGCTCGATACCGGGCCTTCGCCGCAACGGTGTCGTGCATCCCGCCCAGGAAACCTACGAACCCGGCCACTGGACGGAAGATCAGCTTAAGTCCTTCCAGGCCGATCCCGCATTCATCGTGCAGGAAGTTCATGGCAAGGCCGCCGAAGTCTCCAGCGCCGACATCGAGCAGGCCGTGAAGGCCCGCGTCGAGATCGAGCGCAAGAAGCTTGAGGACAAATTCAACCAGGCCGTTGCTGACGCCGTCGCGGACAAGCTCGCCGACACGAAAGCGGCCCACGACAACGCGATCGATGAACTTGGCAAGAAGCTGCTGGCCGCTGAAACCGAAATCGCCGCGCTGAAATCCGCCCAGGCGAACGGCTCCGAAAGCCAGCAGTCCGGCACCGATGCGGGCGGCGCTGGCGAGGCCAACGGCAGCGACGGCAAGGCCAAGCCCAAAAAGTAATTTCTGACGGGAGCGCCGCGAGGGGCTTGCGGACCGGATCAGGTCGCCGGACCAATCGCCCCGAAGCCCTCCGATGGCACGAGGCTCGCAAGAGGCCATCGGCAACAGCGGCAAAACCCCGAAGCCAACCCAAAGAGGAAATCTGCATGACACGACGTTACGGCTATTTCAGCCTCGCTTTCTTCGCCTGCCTCACAGCGTTTTCGACGTTTGCCGGGCGCACCGTTGTCTTCGCCATCAACATCGCGCGCTTCGTGGTGCACACCGTGGCCAAGCCCGCCGCCTTCCTCTGGGCACGTCTGCCCCTGCCGAAGGTCTCCGGTTTCAAGGTCATTGGCAAGCTGAAGGACATCTACCGCGAAAGCTGGCTGACCAGCGGGCAGTCTCTGCACTACCGCCGCTGGATTTACTGCTGATCGAACTGACTTTTCCGGGGCTGGCCTTCGGGTCAGCCCTTTTCCTCACTGGAGACTTTGCCATGTACGCCACCGTCACCGACATGATCGCCCGCTTTGGAGAGGTGCAGATCGTGCGCCTGTCCAATACGGAAGATCGCGAGGCTGAGACGCCGAACGTTGAAAAGGTCAACACGGCGCTGATCGACGCCACCGAGTTGATCAACGGCTACATTCGGGGCCGATACCTGACGCCGATCGCCAACCCGCCAAAAGACATGGTGCGCGCCACCTGCATTCTCGCGCTTTACGATCTTGCCAATACCGAGCGCTCCAGCCCATCGGAAGGCATGACGAAGGACCGCGCCGAAGTAATCAAGTGGCTGGAGAACATCGCAAAAGAAATCGTGCACCTGGACATTCAGCTGGCATCGCCGACAGGCGGCAATGCGGTCGGCTCCGGCCCGCGCATCTCCGATCGTGAGCGCATCGTCACCTTCGAAACGTTGAGGGGCTTCTGATGGACGAGTTTCCCTTGATGCCGATCCGCAACCAGGAGCCGCTTATCGTCGAGCGGCTCCGGATCGCATTTCCCAAGAAGCTGTTCACGATCGAGCGTGTTCCACAGTCCTTGAGTATCAAGGAGTTCACTCGCATCGCTCGTTCCACGCCGTTCATCGGCCTTGCCTGGACGGGCATGAAGCCGGACGCCGATAATGGCCGCGTGCTGAAGGGCAACATGCTCTGGCGGCTGATCCTCATAAACAGCGTTTCGAGTGGTCTTGAAGCCCGCTTTAAAGGCGACGTGAAAGATATCGGAATGGACGCCATGGTCGATGTCGCCTCGGTGCTTCTCCAGGGCGTCAACTTCGATGACCAGGGCGTCACCAACATCACCCTTTCCAACAGCGTGATTGCCGATGGCTGGAGCGACGACAACATCGCGATCGCCCAGATCGACTTCACCTTCAGCTTCGCATGCCGTGCCGCTGCGACCGGGAAAATGCAGCCCGACGATTTCAGGGCGCTTGGCATCACCTGGTCTGTGGACGGTTCGACAGAAACCGTCACTGACGAAATTCAACCGCCCCAGGAGTAACCCCGGCCATGGCCACTCAGAAAACACTCTTCGCGGCCGAGGGCCGCACGGTCCACCTTCCGGACGGCTCCGAATGGCCTAAGGAAGGCTTGCCCGATCCGGACACGCATTTCACGCGCCGGCGCATCGCTGACGGCGATCTGATCGAAAAGCCGCGTGAGCCGGCCAAGAAGCATGAAGGAGACAAATAATGGATTTCAACGAAATCCCCGTAGATCGCCTTGAACCTGCGACCCTGATCGAGATCGGGCCGAACTATCGCAACGTCGGCATTCTGCCGTGGCCCGAAAAGGCCTTCATCGTTGGCCAGAAGCTTGCCACCGGCACGCTTGCGGCCGGCGCGATACAGGAAATCACCCGCGCCGACCAGGCGATTGCGCTCTTTGGTCGTGGCTCGATCGGCGCGGAACAGGTGGCATATTTCAAGAAGGCCAATCGCAACACGCCGCTTTACGTGATCGCACTCCCCGATGCCGGCGGCGCGCTGAAGGCGACTGGCACCTTCACCTTCGCGGGTTCGCCCACCAGCTCCGTTGTCTTGCGCTTCAAAATTGGCGGCCGGCAGGTGAGGATGACGGCGCTGTCCAGCGATGCCGTCGCCGCACTGGCGACCAAGCTTGCCGCCGCTATCAATGCCGATCTCGACATGGTCGTAACCGCGACGGCAGCAGCGGGCGTCGTGACCGTCACGTCTCGCCATGGCGGTGAAGTCGGCAACGAGATCGATCTGCGCGTTGATACCAAGGCCCAGCCGCTTCCAGCCGGTTTGACCTGCACTGTCGTTGCCATGGCAGGCGGTTCGGGAAACCCGGACGTGCAGCCGGCGCTTGATCTTCTTGTCAGCACCTGGGCAACCAAGCTCACGCACCCCTGGTCGGATGCGACCAACCTTGCCAAGACGGCCGAGTGGCTGCGGGTGCGTTATCTCGCGACCTCGAAACTCGATTGCCATGGCTTCGTATTCATGGGCGGCACCTATGGCCAGCTCACCACGTTCGGCAATCTGACCAACTCGCCTTTCCTCACCATGGCCGGGCTGAAGAAAAGCCCGACGCCGTCCTGGGCGATGGCCGCCTCGGCAATGGGTATCGCCTCGTTCCACCTGACCGACGACCCGGCCCGCCAGTTGAAGTCGCTTGTTCTGCCGGGTGTCGAAGCGCCGGCCGAGGTGGATCAGTTCCTTGACGAGGAAAACGATCTACTGCTGCGCAACGGCATTTCCACCTTCGACTGCCTGTCGGATGGTGCGGTCACGATCTCGCGCATGATCACGACCTACAAGAAGACGACGCTCGACATCGCCGATCGTGCATGGCTCGATATCATGGTGCCGGTCACCATGAGCCGCATCCGCTACGACTGGTCGGTCTACATCAACCTGATGTACCCGCGTTCAAAGCTCGTGGATGACGACAGTGACGCGTCCTTCGCCACCCGCCAGGACAATGACCAGGACGCCGGCACGGCCGTGGTGACGCCGAAGCGCATGGCCGGCTCCTGGGCTGCACGATGCAAGCTCTACGGCGAAAAGGTCTGGATCGAGAACGTGCAGCGCACGCTCCGGGAAAGCGTCTTCCAGCGCTCGACGGACGATCGCAACAGGCTCGAAAGCCGCCAGCAGGTGGTCATCGTCGGCAATCTCATGGTCTTTGCCGGCCGTCTCGAATTTCAGGTTTAACAGGAGCTTTAAGCGATGACACAGGTATTGGGCATCGTCGATATCGTCTGGAGGGGGCGTAACATCCCCGTCGAGAAGGGGGCGAAATTCCGCAAGGGCGGTATCAAGAACAACGCCGTGACCTATGGCCGAGGCGTCGGCCGCGCCCAGGAGTATCAGGGGTCACAGGTCACGGCGACAACCCACCTCGAAAGGGGGCAGCGCCTGGGCAACCTGCTCGATCCCGGTGAGGGAGAGTTGCAGATCGTCTGCGACACCGGCCAGACATACGTCTTGAATGACGCCTTCCTTGAGGGCGACATTCCCGACGTGACGGGCGGCGAAGGCGGAAAAATCGAACTCAAGTGGGCTGGCGGATCGCCCGAGGAAATTCTCTGATGGGTACTACACTGAGGGTCGATATCGACGAAGACGCGCCGAACGACGAAGTCGTTTCAAGCGCCGAAACCGTAATCAACGAAGACGCCGGCGCAGACGCTACCGACGACATCATTGATGAAGATGCGAAGGCCGATTCCAAGCTGCCGAAACGTGCGCGTCCGAACGCTAACGGCTCGGTGACGCTTCCGCTCTTTGAGAAAGTCACGCTCACCACCAAGAAGGACGGCAATGTCCGGGAGCGGGTTTTCACGGAGCTGGTCTTCCATCGCTTCAACGGAGCTGATCTGCGCGCCATCCAGGCGACCAGCGACGCGAAGGCATCGATCGTGACGTTTTCGCGCTCGACCCGGATTTCCGAAATGGTGATGGACAAGCTTTTCGATAAGATGGACGGTGTTGATATCGCGGACGGCGGCCGGATTATCGAAACTTTTTTGACGAGTGGCCCGAAGACTGGCCGATAAAACTCGGCGGCCTCGCTGACGGCTCCAGCTTCGCCGCCACCGAGATTGAGACCATGACGATCGACACGGTTCTCTTCTGGTGGAACTGCATCATGGCCTATCGTAAGCACGTAAACGATATCTCGAAGATTTAATCAGGCCCGCCCGTAACGGCGGGCCTGACCTTTTTTGCGCGCGCGTGAGAATTTCGGCTTTATTCTCAAGCGGGGCGGATCATGGCCAGCCGGAACATGAACCTTGATGTCATCGTCCGTCTCAGGGACCTTTTAAGCGGGCCTTTGCGTGGCGTTAAAGGTGCGCTTGATGGCATAGCCAATACCGCCCGCAAGATCGGTCTCGTCGGCGCGGCGGTTGCCGGCATTTCCTTCCTCGGCCCAATGCAGGAGGCCGCAGCCTTCCAGCAGCAACTGATCGACATAGCCGGAACGTCAAACCTGACGGGACAGGCGGCCTTTGCGTTCGTCGATCAGTCCAAGGCAAAATTCGAGCAACTCGCTCTCGATGTCGGCCAGCTCTCCGATACCGTCGCCCGAGGCGCGGGACAGATGATCGCGGCCGGCGTTAATAACGACCTGGTGGACCGCTCGATCGGTTCGATCAGCCGCGCCGCAACCGCCGCCAATGCCGAGATGAATGACATGGCATCAGTCGCCACGTCGCTGCTCACCACGCTGAAGCTGCCGGCCGATCAACTGGACGATGCCATGGGCGCGCTGGTCACAGCCGGTAAGCTCGGTTCCTTTGAGCTGAAGGACATGTCACGCTATTTCCCGACACTCACCGGGCAGATGGCGAAGTTCGGCGTGACCGGCCGTGAGGCCGTTAACTTCCTCGGCGCGGCCCTCCAGATCGCCCGCAAGGGAACATCCGATCCGGCCGAAGCTGCCAACAACCTGAAAAACTTCCTGTCGAAAGTGCTTGCCCCGACCACGGTCAAGAACTTCGCCGACATGGGCGTCGATATCCAAGGCGTGATGCAGGACGCCGTGACGAAGGGCATCAACCCGATTGAAACCGTTGTCCAGAAGATCACCAAGCTGACCGGCGTTTCGAGCAAGGAAATTCAGGGGCTGATGGGCAAGGCGAAAGCTGCCGGCATGTCGGACGCGGATGCGCTGGCAACCGTGCGCGAGCAGCTCGAAAAGATTTATGGCGCAGGCAAGCTCGGCGAACTGTTCTCCGACATGCAGGTGATGGATTTCCTGATCCCCATGCTCGGCAACATCGACGAATACAAGTCGATAAAGGATGAAGTCGCCAAGGCGACGGGCAGCGCGATCGATGCCGACTTCGAAACCCAGATGATGGGCCTCAATCGCCAGCTCACAACCTTCCGCGAAATCGGCACGCAGGCGTCGCGTGAGGTCGGCCTCGCTTTCGGCACCTGGATGCCTGCGATCAACGGCTACCTGATGGATGCCCTCAAATGGTTGCGCGAGCTGGACACTGCGACAGGCGGCATGGTTAAGCAGGGCCTCGCCTTTGCAGGTGTGGCTGTCCTTGCCGCAGCCGGTCTCGGTGTCCTGGGCGTGGTGTTGCCTGCGATCGGCGCGGGCCTGTCGGTTCTGGCGGCTCTTTTCAGCCCCGTGGGTATTGCGCTGGCGGGCATCGCTGCGGCGGGCGTCTACATCTATCGTAACTGGTCAAGTTACGCTCCTCGTCTGTCTCGCATGTGGGACCGGCTTGGCGATGCTTGGGGAACGATCCGCCAGAAAGCGGCCGCAGCGGTTCCACACCTGCGCAATATAGGTAACCAGGTCATGGGCGTTGCCCGCGACTTGGCGGGGCGTTACGGTCCCATTATTCGCGCCGGTCTCGGGGCTGCGCTCGACGACGTGGCGGCAGGGTGGCAGAACCTAAAGAAGCTGTTGTCCGGTTTTGCCGAAGGCCTCGATCTCAAAATCGATCTCTCCGGCCTGACGATCGATGATGCCAAGCTTGTCGCTTTCCGTGGTCTCGATATCGCATTGAGCGGCATTGCCAGGGCATGGCAGGGCATGAAGGAATTCGGCTCGGGATTTGCACCATGGCTGGAGCCGATCGGCAAGGCGGCCGGTGGCGCAGTCAGATCGATTGCAGGCATTGCGACCGGCTTCATGCGGCTCGGAGCTGCCATCCGGGAACTCGTCGGCCTGGGCGAAGGCGGCAAGATGTCCGGCATGTTTACCGGTGTCATGAAACTTCTCGGCGACCTTGGCGGCCAAACGGTTCTAGCGGCTGTTATGATCCTTGAAGATCTCGCGAAGGCCATCGAGTGGGTCGTGAAAGGGATTGCGTCCCTAGTCGAAGCCATCAACCGTGGTATCAATTGGGGCGCGTTGATGCCGGATGGCGTCGCGGAGGCCTGGAACAGTGTTGCGTCGGCGCTTGAGCGCGTGAAAGCAGCCCTTAGCATCGAAAGCGTTTCCAACGCGCTCGGTGTCACCGGCCAGCGCAATATGACCACGATCGGGCGCAATAGCGTACTGCCAGCCAACCAGAATGGTGTCCTCCCGGCACAGGCTTCGCCGACTGCACCGGCCGCGCCGCAGCAGCTCAATGTAAACACCGAAGCTAAGGTTGTTGTCGAAGGCCCCGGCAAGGTTGTCGGCCAGACAACCACCGTCACGTCGCCGTCGCCGACCGTCAACACCGGCCGTGCTGTCGGGAGGGACTGATGCTGCTCGACAGTCTCAATTCCGCTGAAGGACTATTGCCGGGTGTTTTCCGTGGCATTCCGATTTCCATCGTCGATGTGTCGAGCGACCACGGACGGCGGGTGCTCGAATATCTGTTTCCGGGTGTCGATCCAGCTGCCTATGACGATTTCGGCGTTGGTCCATCCGGTATCAGTATCGAAGCGCTTTATGTCGGTGACGACTATCGTGTCCGGGCGAAGCTACTGTCCAAGGCCTTTGAGACACCGGGGCCGGCGCTTCTCATTCATCCATGGCTCGGCCCGATGCAGGTCATCATGGAGGAACCGGCTCAAATCCGCTTCTCGGAACGGGAACTGCGGGTATTCCGGGTTTCAGCCCGGTTCAAGCGCGCGCCGTCGTCGTCGATATCTGGTTTCGCCGGTGGACTGTTGCCTTCGGCCCTCTCACGCTTCACAAGCGCCCTGACTTCGCTTGCCGCCTCGATCACGCTGACCGTTATTTCCAGCGCCCGCACGTCTGCGACGATCCGCAGTCGGCGCGTCGTAGCATCGGTGGCAGATGCCATTACCGCGCGTCCGGATGCCCGCTCGGCCGTCAGCCAGATACGCTTGGCGCTCGCGGCATCGTCGCCGTCCTCACCCGTAGCATTCGATACGTGGGTCAGTTCGGCCGCGTCGGTCATTGCGCAGACGATTGAGATTCCGGCTGTCGCCCCTGCGACCACGTTTCTCCCCTCGACGCCAAGCGCCCAGGCGCTGATGAGCGCCGGCCTTTCCATCGCAACGGGCTTGCTAACAGAAGCGGGAAAAGCGCCGTCCGCGATTGACGCCCTGTTGCTGGCAGGTGCTGCCGGCCAGTTCATAGCCGCGTCGGCGGAGCAGTCGTCGTATGCAGATTTCGTGTCCCGACAGGAGGCGCTCCGCTACCGATCTTCCATGACCTCGGCGCTCGCCTCCCTTGTTGACCAGGTCGAGCAGCAAGCACCCAATACGATGCAGGCCGCCAGTTCGGCGCTGTCCTCGGCCGCGCGATCTCTGACAGCTGCGATCGTCTCCGATCTTAACGAGGTCATCGGCCGCCTGCCATCAGTCCGACGCATCTCCGTCAGCCGCGATACCGACGCTTGGCTAATCGCACAGCACCTGTCGGGCGACACGCCGGCGCGACTGGAAGCGGTCTATGCCGACCTTGTTGCCCGCAATGATCCATCGCATCCGGCGCAACTGCCTGCCGGCGATATCGAGTTTCTGGAGCGCAACTAATGGCCAAAAGCATCAAGCTCTTTCTCGATGGCAAGGTCTATGACCAGTGGACATCGGGCGAAGTCACCCGCGACCTGAAGGACTTTTCCGGCAGCTTCAGCTTTACGTTTCGCGATGGCGAGGCTTCAAAGCAAACTTTCACCTTCGCCTCGATGCCGATTCTGCCGCGTCTGCGCTCCCAGATGCAGGCTAAAATCATGATCGGTAACCGCACGGTCCTTTTGGGGCACGTCGAAGATGTGGCCTATGATGTCAGCGACGGCAATGCATCGGTGACGATCTCCGGCCGTGACAAGACCGGCGATCTGATCGACTGCTCGGCACTGGCGGAAGGTCCGGCCGAGCTGAAAGGCGTCAAGCTGGAGGCGGCGGCCGCAAAGATCGCGGAGCCTTTCGGTCTGAAGGTCCGGACCGAGGTGGACACCGGCGAGGTTTTTGACCGGTATTCAATCGACCTTGGCGAGACCGCCTTTTCGGCGATCGAGAAAGGATCACGGCAACGTAGCGTTCTCATACTTTCGGATGGTGTCGGCAATATCGTCATCACCCGAACGGGCAAGACCCGCGCACCCGATGGAATTAGCCTGCCGGGTAACGTCATGGCGGTAAGCGCATCCTTCAGCACGGCAAACCGCTACAGCAAAACCGTTGTTCGTGGCCAGTCGGAACGCTCGGGCAAGTTCCGCAGCGCTGCCGCCCTGGACGCCACGGCCGAGCCGATCGGCGCGGACAGCCGCAATGATGGCGACGGCTCAGCTCGCGATCGGGAGCGCAAGGGAACCGTCGCAACCGGCCGGGCCGAGGACGGCGAGATCAAGCGTTATCGTCCCAAGGTCCATCTGGCCAGAAGCAAGGCCGGTGCGGTCAGCGCCCAGGACGAAGCCGACTGGCGCAATCGCACGTCACGCGCTGAAGGCGACGAACAGACCTACACCGTCAAGGGCCACGAGGCGAACGGGCAGCTCTGGACAGTCAATCAGGTCGTTCCCGTGTCAGATGCTTTCCTCGGCATCGAACGCGATCTGCTGATCTCGGCCGTGCGTTATGCCGAGGCTGACGAGATCACAACGGATATCTCCGTTTGCTCGGCCGAGGCTTTTGATAAGGAGCCGGTCGGCAAGCGCCGGACGAACAAGTCCGGAAAGGGCAAGGCCACGAAAAATACCGGGCCGCTCGATGGAAAGGCCGAGGCACTATGAGCGAGATCGTCAACAAGATGCGCGGCCTCATCCGCCGCGTCACCGTAAAAGACATCAAGGACGACGGCCAGATGCAGACGGCCTCGGCCGAGGTGGCCGAAGGCGTCTGGCGCAATGACCTAGAAATCATGCAGCCCTACGGTTTCTTGTCTGTTCCTGACGATGACGGCGCGGTCGGCGTGGCGATGGCAATTGGAGGCGACGAAGGCGACATGGTCCTCCTGCCGCTCGCCAATCCGTCGCAGCGCATGGGCGGTCTCGGCAAGGGCGATGTCGGTCTCTCGAACAAGTTCGGTGATCGCATCATCATTCGGGCGGGCGGCGGGATAGAGGTTCAGGCCGCCACGTCCATCACGCAGAAGGTAGGCGGCGTAACGATGACGCTTGACGCCTCGGGGTTGAATGTCAATGGCGGCAGCATCAAACATGACGGCGTGGTGATCGATAAGACGCACAAGCACACGGGTGTTGTGCCAGGCACTGGCAATTCCAGCGTACCTGTCGGTGGTTGACCGCCCACCACGGCGGGCCTGATCAGGCTCGCGCGCGCGCGATAATTTCGCGCCATGACCGGATTTTTCGACCTTGCCCTGACCTACGACGCCACGCGGCGCTGCTGCGATCTGGCGCTCGATGACGACTTCAATCTCGTGGTCGATGAAACCCCGATCACCCCGATCCTGCTTTCGGTCGGCGTCGATCGCCGTGCCTCTCCGGATGATGAGTTGCCGGAAGGGCGTTCACAGTTCCTTGCGCCCGTTTCCTTTTCCGAGCGCCGTGGCGCGCTGCTCGACGGCCTCAACCATACTAGCGACATGTCCGGCTGCAAGCTTTGGCTGCTGGAACGTGCCAAGGAAACCGAGATCACGCGCCAGCTCGCCGAATATTACCTTGCCGAGGGGCTTGCCTGGGCGGAAGCCGAAACCGGCACGCCAGCGGAAATCGAAGTCTGGTGGCTGCGCGACGGCGTGCTTGCCTATCGTGTCCTGGTCGAGGATGCCACCCTCGAATTGACGCGGAAGGTGGCGTAATGGTCTGGCCAATCCCTGCCGCTAAATCGATCTTCTCCCGCCTCGCTGCCGCTTCTGAAGTGCTCCTGCTGAGCATCTACCCACAGGGGGATGTGAAGAAGATTTCCCGCGCGGTGCGCTCGGCACACGGAATGTTCGCAGTGATCTGGAGTACTGTTGCCCCTGAGGTCCGCCAAACTCATGACCATATAGCGTGGTGGGCACGGCAGTGGATGCCGGACAGTGCCGATGACGAAGCGATGATCATGCGACATGCTTCGATCTGGGGCACTGATCCTCGGGGCGCGACGAAAGCCATCGGCTCTGTGACAATTGAGGGTGTTGTAGGCACGGTGCTCGCCTCGGGCATTGTCCTTTCGTCTACAGCGTCGAGCACCTACGTAACGACCGCAGGCGGGACGATCGCGGCCGGTGGAACGGTTACCGTCACCGCCGAGGCCGTCACTGGCGGAACCGCTAGTAACCTCGAAACCGGCGTCCAGCTCTCGACTGTCGCAGCCTTTCCCGAGATTTCCAAGGTCACGGTCGCAACCGCCTTCGCTGGCGGTACTGATGACGAGGAGCCAGAGAGCGTACAGGAACGTTACCTTCAGCGTATCCGTGAGCCGCCGATGGGCGGCTCACGGA